CGCCGCATGACCGCGCCCCCCTGCACCCCGCTGATAAGCCGTCCCTGTAGTTCCGCCGCCTACCACACGCCTAAGGGGGAAGGGGGTGGCTGCGCTGCGGATGCCCCCGCCCGTGCCACCATAATTTCCCAAACCTTCCTCGCGGTCGAGGAGGGCCGCATCTGATGGGTTATCATCCAGAGACCATGGTTTGCAGCTTCCCGAAGTATAACGGAAGGCTCAGCCGCTTTCGCAATTTCATCGGATTCGATGTCTGGCACATCGACCCGGAGCGCAATGTCCCCGATCAGCGACGCGATGATAGCTGCGGATGGTTTCCGCGCAACCTGACGCCGGAATTGCGGCGCGGGGTCGATGAGCTTTGCTCCAAGTCCCACGAGGACGTTCAGGCACGCATACAACAAGCGTTCGACCGCTGGACAATTCCTGACGCGCGCTATCCGTCGCTCAAGGAAATGCCGATGGATATTGCCTTTGCGACGCACCTGATGACGCTGATGTGGATCGACCGGCTTTCCTTCCGGAGGTGGGAGCGGCGTCTTTGGAGGCGTGGCACGCCAATGGGCAGGATCACAAAGCTGGCCGCCTCACTCGCGTTCAGCACTGTGGACAACCTCAACTTCGCCGATGATGTTCCCAGATATATCCGCTTGCTAGCCGCAGCCTATCGTCGCGACCTCCGGCCTTGGTGGAAGCACCCCCGCTGGCACGTGCATCACTGGCGGATCAATTTCGATCTGACCCGCAACCTTCGCCGCATGTTCCAGCGGTGTCCAGCCTGCAACAAGGCGCTCGGGTTTGGCTGCGTCCCTCATGGGTACGGCGACAAGCTTTATCACGGGACCTGCTCGCCATCGGGCCCGAACACTGTCGGCTGCGCAAGCAACCCCACCCCTTCTCGCGCCTGAGGAGGGGCGCACGATATGATGAAAGCCATCACAATACCGGTGAACGGCGTCTATTTCGACCAAATCGGCGCAGGGACAAAGCGCGAGGAATATCGGCTGGTAACGCCGTTCTGGGAAAAGCGCCTGGTCGGTCGCAGCTATTCGGCTGTCGTAATGACGCGTGGCTATCCGAAGGCTGGTGGCATCGATGGCCAGACGCGCCTCACGCGCCGCTGGAAGGGCGTCAGCCGGAAGACGATCACGCACCCGCATTTCGGCCCTGAGCCGGTTGAGGTCTTCGCGATTGACGTATCCGAACCCGCCTAACCCCACCCCTCTAGACCAGTAGAGATGGAGATGATGATGGACGAAGCGACACACTTGGAGGTCGATGCAGGCGTCCGATATTGGGAAGATGCTGTCGTCAACGGCGTGACCGACGACAACGGTTCGCTGATCCCGGGCCGGGATGGCGACGGCTGGCATGTCCGGATCGACCTGGAACACGGGCGCATCGAAGATTGGCCATCCGGTACGACGGCAGACATTCACTACAAGGTCTGCGACGAAGGTGTTTATTGGCTGACCGACGCGGTCGGCAAGCGCATTGCCCAATGGGGTGGCTACTATGTGCCCGATGCGTTCCTCTGCCACGGAGACGAGGGCTTCGGCGACTACATCATCATGAAAGTCGGCGAGGATGGGGCAATCGCGGGATATAGACGCCCTGCGATCGAGCCGGAAAGATGGCGGGCGGTCGAAGCTAACCCCGCCTAGGGATCATACTCAACTAAGGATATGGGGATGAATGAAGAAGCCGATAAGCGTTTCGCCGCGCTGATCCGCGAGCGCTGCTCCAGCGGTGACTACGAAGCCAACGGGTGCGAGCTGGATAACATCATGCTCAAGCTGCTACACGAGTTGAAGATGCCCGAGACGATCGAGGCCTTCAATGCGGTCGATTGCTGGCGTGCTTAGGCTATCCACTCTGGACGACCGCAGCACGGGTATGGGAGGTGAGGGGTGAGTGAGTGGCAGCCGATTGAGACTGCGCCGAAGGATGGGACGGTCATTGACCTTTGGGTCGCCTATCGCAACGGCGAGGGAGAGCGTGTCCCTGACGCATTCTGGACCGATGACGGCTTTGACTTTGGCCCCGACCGCGCCGACGGGTCGCCCGGATGGGCTGCGGCCAATATGGGCTACGACGGTTGCGATGGGTACGCTGACGATCCGGAAGACGGTCTCATCGCTACTCACTGGATGCCGAAGCCCTCAGCGCCGACGGCAGACCCCGGCATCCCCGTCTATCGCCACCCCGACGCTACTGATGAGTTTGTGAAGCCATGAGCGCGGACGAAGCCGCCTTGGGCAGTGAATTGCTGGAGTATGCTTTCAATCTGATGCTCGACGCGCGCCGGCATTGGAAGAAGCCGAAGTCCTGGAAGCTGAGCGCAACGGGCGAGCGCCTATTGTTGCGATCGGCAAGCGAGGAAGCGGTGCGGGCGCACTGCTCCGGGCGTGAGCCTACGCTCTTCGGTATCCCCGTCACCGTCGAGCAGTTCGTTCCGCATGACGTAGAGTTAGTGACGGCCTGAACAGCCCTAACCCACCGCAGCCGCCGCAATATCCCCCGCCAGCGCCGCAAGCTGCCGCTGCATGTCTGCCACGCGGGCGGCGAGGGCGGAGAACGGGTCCGGCCGCGCCATCTTCACCAGCCGATCATAGAGCGGGTACGGCGTGCCCGCGATATGCGGCAGCGCGCCCCAGACGCCGAACTGCGTGAGCGTGCCGGTCAGCTGGTAGTGCAGCACGTCGCGCGCGCCCGCATCGAAGGCCGCCTGGGCGTTCTGCGCGATCAGGTCGGCCATCCGGTCGCTGTGCACCAGAGGATCGAGCCACGCGAGGAAGGCGGCGCGTTCAGCGGCATCCGTCATGCTCGGCGCGCTGGTGGTGATAGAGATGTCCGTCTCGTAGACGTCGAAGGCGATGCCCTGCGTCCGCCAGCAATCGGCCGCAGCCTTGTGGCGGGCGGCGAGGACCGGAATTTTCGCCGTGACCGACTTGTAGAAGCCGTCGGCGTCGTTCGCCTTCCACAGCGCGAGCAGCGCGGGCAGCTCGGTCTTGGGATAGTTGAAGTTCAGATAGCCGGCGTTCGAATAGCCAGCGATCAGGGACCGCGGCGCGCCGGATTCATCCCAGCCCGCCAGCATCGCAGCCATGGTCGCGGCATTGTTGCTCGTGGCCTGGCTGCATAGTTCGACGGTGAAGCGGTCGCTGACCGATGCGGCAAGCTTCGCCATTAGGCCGGAGCGATAGGCGCTGTATCGGCGAATGTCGGTCGGCTGGGGCTTTGCCATGCCATAGCGCGCCGACGCCTGCTGAGCGGCCCACTTGGCATGGTAGGTCCATCCGAACTCGTTCGACCATTCCAGCCGGATCTTCTGCGAACCCGCCGTGCGATCAAGCGCGTGGAAGGTGTCGAGCATCTGCGCATCGGTCATCAGGTGGTGGATCGGGTACCAGATCGGCCGGCCGACCTTTGCCGCAAACTGGCCCACGAGCTCGGCGGGCATGCCGCCGCGGGCGGAAGTGAAATAGGCGTTGGTGAGCAGCGGCCGGCGATCAGGGAAGCTGTCCTGGTTGGTGACGTTCCAATCGAGGGTGCGCAGGATGGCGAACGGCGCGACCCGCGCGATGAAATCCGGATTGAAAACCTCGCCCTTGAGATAAGCGGCCTCATGGTCGGCGCGCATCAGCACGAACTTGGCGACAGGCCCGGTCGAAACAACCGTCACCTGCACGCTTGCGCCAAGATCGGGGCGGGTCAGCGTGAAGGTGGCGCGGCCGTCCGCCGGGACGATGGCCTTCGGCACGCCGCTCACGCTCACCTTCGCCACCGTAGGGTCGCAGAGGATCACATAGTCGTGCGTCCCCGGATCGAGCATGGCGACGCGCGGGACTGCGCCGGCGGCCGACGGAAGCGCCGTGTCTGCGGCGAACGCGCCCACAGGCAGCGAGGCGTTACCCGTCTTCGCCAGCGGGTCGCCAGCCATCCGCATCCGGTCAATGAAGGGGCATTCGGGGCTGTAATAGGTGATGCCGCCGAGGTTCATGCCGAGGGTCATGGCTTACTCCTTTGGACCTACGGCCCATGCCTTGAGCGCGTCGAAGCGTGCGGACACCACGCGCCCGAAGTCCCGCAGGGCGACGATGTAGGCGCCCACCGCGGCGTCCGTGGTCTCAGTGGGAACCGGCGGCTGCGGGGGCAGGGGAGCCACCAGCGCGGGCGGCGGCGGTGCACTCTTTACCGCTATCCGCTGCTCGCAGGCAGCCAAGCAGAGCAGCAAGGCCGGGGCTAACAGGCGCAGGGTGTGTCGCATCGATCGTCTCCTGAAGTGCGGCCTGGTCCTTGTCCTTGGCCGAGGATGCCGCGAGCAGGCCGGAGGAAAGCGAGGTGAGCCCGGCCACGTCGCGCTGGCGCGCCTGCTGCTCGGTCGCCAGATCCGTTTGAAGGGTGGTGATCTGGCCGGCCTGCTTGGCGATCTTCGCCTGCATGCCGTGGATCCACAGCACGAAGCCGAGGACGACGAGGCCGGCTGCCAAGTAGGGCAGTAGCGCTGCGGCGACCCGGCCGACCTTTTCCCCCAACTTGGCGACGAGAAAGGCTTCGATCATGGCGCGGTCTCTACGGGGACAGGCTGTTCGGGATCATTGGTGACGACGACTGGCTGCGGTGCGCCGGTGGTCGTTCCTGCCTGCGCAGCGGCCGTGACGGCATCGAAAGCCTTGGCCGTATTGTCCGCGCGCTGTTCGTCGACCTTGTTGGTGCGGAAGATCATCGCGGCGATCGTGCCGAGCACGCCGACGAGGCCGGTGACGGTCTTGTCCGACACGGCGATCAGGGCGTCGGGCAGGTTCTTGCCGAGCAGGCCAGCAACGACGACCGGGGCGAGCGCTATCATCAGCACCGCCACGACCAGCGCCAGGAACGCCATGAGTTGTTCGCGGGAGGACAGGCTCATAGACCTTCCCCGCACAAGCGCCGCCTGCTAAACGGGACGGGTCGGAACAGTGCTGGACACACTGCCCGACCCTGACCACCATGCGAAGGAACCGCATCATGGCTATAAAGCCGCTGCCACCCGCAGATGTTCTGCGCAAGCTTCTCGATTATAATCTTGAAACGGGAGAGCTTTATTGGAAGCCGCGTCCCGCATCGATGTTTCAGGGTCTGAAGCACTCGCCCGAGCGCTGCGCTAATGCTTGGAACACCAAATATGCCGGGATGCCAGCTTTCGACTCCATTCGCCGCGACGATGGATACCATAAGGGAGCCTTCGAGGGACGGGTCTACACAAAGCACCGGATTATCTGGAAGATGGCGACCGGCGTGGATCCGCAAGAGATCGACCACATCGATGGAAACCGGAGCAACAACGGGATCGGAAACCTCCGAGAGGTAGATCGGCGACAAAACACCTGCAATCGGCGCAGGCCCACCAATAACCGGTCGGGCGTCATCGGCGTTTATTTCGACCCGAATACAGGGCTTTGGCGCGCTAAAATTGCCTACCGCGGCATGGTCGAGCGGCTTGGAAGCTTCCCGACCATTGAGGCTGCCGCGGAAGCGCGCCGTGACGCGGAAATTCGCTACGGCTTCCATCCGAACCACGGGCGCGATGGCTGAGGCCGCGCTCACGCCGACACCGCATTGTAAGCGTAGAGCCCTTGGCTCCGCATGATGCTCTTGAGCGTGGTCCCGTAATTGCGGTCGGTCGCATAGACGCCGGTCAGCGCGTCGGCGAAGCTGTCGGCATCCGGCAGCAGCGTGCGGGCATGCTCATACGGCGCGCCAGTGGCGAGCAGCTGCCCGTGATAGTCGAACGCCTCCGCGATCGAGCCGAACTTCCGGAACGGCTGGGGCCCGGTCCAGTTGGCCTGACCATGGAAATCCTGCTCCCGGGTCGTCGCCGATACGAAGGGTTCGATCACCCGGCCGTCGCGCACGCGCGCCTTGATCCCGAACGGATTGTTGCTGCCGGCCGGCATGTGCTGGCCCCAGCCCGATTCCAGCGCGAATTGCGCCAGGCTGACCGAGGAAGGGATATTCCACCGCAGCTGCGACAGCTGGGCCGCCTTCAATACGTCCACGCTGAGCTTCGGGTGCGGCATCGGATCGCGCGATAGCTGGGGGGTCGCCATCACGGGCTGCAGGATCGCGTTCACCGCGTCCACCTCCGCCTGCGTCAGCGGGTTGCCTTTGATCTCGCGGATCTTGTCGAAGAGGCGCTTTGCGTCGATCATTCGCTTGCTCCTTTTCGCGCCGGCTTCGCGGGCAGATCGGAGGGAACTTCCGTCACCGCCACGCCCTGAGAAGCCGCGATGATCTTCGCGCCACGGATAGAGGCCGTCTCAGCAGCCTCGATCGCTTCCAATTCCTTCATGCGTTCGCGCATCTTGGCAGCGTGGGATGACGCGTTTTCTGGGGCGGCCTCGATCAGATCGAGCGTGCCGAGAAGGATCTGCTTCGCATTGCGGGTGGCGTGGCGCTGCAAGCCCAGCTCCGCCTCGTGGTTCGCCCGCTCGACCTTCAGCTGCGCCTCGTAGCTGGCGCGCTGATCCTCCATCTTCTGTTCGAGACTGTCCACGCGGCCCGTGAGCCGCGCAATCTCGGCGGTCTGCGCGTCGATGAGGCGCTGGAACTCATCGATCCGCAGCTTGCGCATCGGCACCCATTGGCGAACGATCAGCCCGACCAGCGCGAAGAAGGACGCCCAGGCGCCCGCTGCCGTCCAAGTGAAGCCGTTCACCGCGACCGGAATGGCATCGTGCGCCATCAGTGGGACCGCACGAGGGCGAGCGCGCGGCATTCCACCCGAAGGTGGAAGGGCATGTAAAACATAGGTTAGGGCCTCCCGTGGGCGCGGTTGCAGTTAGCGCCGCTTTGGATTGCAATCTGCGTTAGGGCGTTGCGGCCAAGCGTTGAGCCGTGGTAGCCCCCTGGCCGGGGAAATATGCAATCTCAGACCTTCTTCGGCACAACGCGCTTTGGCGCGTCCCGTCGGGCTGGTTTAGCAGATTGCTAATCGACGGGGGGCTAACATGTACCTGCGGAACGCGAGCCGGCTGCTGGCGAGAAACTCAGCGTCACGAGACGTCCCATCGATCGCCCACAGGGCCGCGAAGGCGCTCGGCCGTATCTGGGCCAAGTGGACGGATCCGACTTGCCCGGACTGCGGTTCGGCCAAATCCTGTCCGGAATGCCTCCTGGAGAACAACTTCTAATGGAAGGGCTCGCGAAAGGGATCATTTTCGTGGCCGTTGCGGCTGTTCTTGTAGCCACCGTGTCGGCATGCGTGCACACTATGTGCTGCGAACAATCAGGCCGAAGCTTTCATTACTCGACGAAACATTAGACCGTGAGCGCCTGCACCGCCGCATAGTTGGCGTTGAAGTAGGTCGCATTGCCGGTGTGGCGCTGGATGATCAGGCCGTAGGTTTTGCCCGGGAAGTCGAGCGACGTGCCCGAGGTCAGGAACATCAGGTTGTTCCAGAGCGAGTGCGACAGGTCCAAGTTCTCCATCGTCAGCACGTTCTGCCCGTTGTTGCAGAGCGCGGACCGAAGGGCCGTTCTGGTCGTTATGGCCGACCCCTTGTTGACTTTGACGGTAGCGCCTGAGGCGATCTGCGGCGAGTTGATCGGGGAAAGGGTCGCGCCTGATAGGATCAAAGCGTTGTGTCCGGTGGACCCCTTCGTCCCAAACGGAACCGACGTGACGCCTGTGGCGGTGGAGTTAACGCCCCAGATGATGTCGCACTGGCCCAACGGCGTTGTGCGCCCGTTCAGCTTGTAGCGCGCCGTCGTGCTGGCGAGCCACTTATGCACGCCGTCGTCATTGTAGACCGCCGCCACTCCGCTATCGAGCGTCCAATATTGCGACGGGTTATTGGGGTCTTGGATGCGCCCGACGTTCTGCCCCGAAGCGGTAACTGGCGTGCTCGTGTCGGTCGTCTGGTAGAGCCACGCCTTGTCCACCGTGATCTGCACGATAATGGCGTCAGCGGTCGGATCAGCCTGATTGTACCAGTCGATCTTCGTGCCAGTGCTCGTCGCAGCGTTGCGCAGCAGAAACGTGCTATGATCGTAATCATAGAGATAGCTCGGGATGCCGCCGGAGCTGCCGATTGTGTAATCCTGGTTTGGATTGCCATTCGCGTTGAGCATCGTCCAGTCGGAGATGTGCAGGTCATTGTCCGAGTTGAACAAGCTGAACATCGTGGCCGTGCTCTTGTTCGCGTTGAAGTAGCCCTGAAGGCCGGAGCATCCGAAAACGCCATCAACGAGCGGAGGGAGGGAGCCGATATAGGTCTGGCTGTCGAAGAAGGTCGTGCCGACGTGGAGCGAACCAAGCTTGGGGCCATGCATCGTCCACGCCTGATCACCAGTGCCGCCGATACCGCCGCCCTGACCCAGCACACAGTTGATTGTGACGCCGCAGACGCCGCCCGCGCTGTCGAAATCGACCACATCCTGCGCCTGCAGATTGGAGCCGATCAAGGCTGCATCCTTAGCAACGAAGGTGCCGTAACACTTTATGACCTGATCGCTGTTGGTCACGGTCGCGCCGCCCGTGCCGTCGTAGGTATTGTTCGCGCCCTGACCGAGCGCGCCGCCCTTCTCCATGATGAGGGTTGCCGGGTTGCTCGGACTACCGATCGTGCGCTCTTTGCCGCCACACCAGAAGATGCCGTAGCTGTAGATCGTCGCGCCATTGCCGACGGCAAGAGGCGTCTGAGATGCCAGCGTGTCCGTGCCTGAGATGTAATTCCGCCACGCCAGTACGGTTCTGTTGGAAGCATTTGTCCCGAACGAGTTCGTCAGGTCGCGGCCCGAAGCTGCGCCAAGCACACTCGCGGAAGTCTTAGGGACGTAAACGCCAGGACGGCCATTGCTTTGGCGGGTGGCGATGTCCGTGACAGCGGACCAGCAGTGCTGTGCCACCATCGGGTAGTTTCGCAGCGAAGAGGGGTACGTCTCAGCCAAGTCGATGAAGCCATAGACGTAGTAAGTTCCGCCGCCGTTGAGCGTCACCGTCTGACGGCCGCCTGAGGGAGTGCCCCAGCTCGCTACGTCGGCATTCGTCAGGAACGGGCCGCAGAATACCGTGTCGGCGGTGGTGGCCTCGAATGACACCGACTTCGGCGTCGTGCCCGCGTCGACACACGGATAGTGGCCCGGAGCAACCATAATCCGTTGCCCAGCAACCGCTACATCGTATGCCTTCTGCAGGGTGGCATAGGGGTTGCCGCTCGTGCCATCGCCAGTCGTGTCGCTGCCCGTGGTCGCGACGTAAATCTGCGTGCCGGTTGGTCGGAACGTGGAGGTGAGATAGGTCGTACCCCAGCGCGTCGCGGCGGTGATCGCCGCCGGGTTATAAGTGAGCTGAACCGGAAGAGTGCTCGCGGCGTCGAAGAACATCGGCGGAGGAGTCCGGCGAAGCAGCGCGGCTCCACCCGCAGCAGCCGGCCGCGCGCGCGCAGCCACCGCCGTAATTCCGCAGCCCGCACCAATCATGCGCGCACCCGCGCGCCGCAAAGCAGCGTGTCCATAGAGCGGTTCCTTCAGATTATGGGTTGGCTAGCCGCGGGTGACCGAGACGGGGAGGCCGCCGCCGTGGGCGTTGACGTCGTAGGTATTGCCGCCGGAATCGGTGATGACCGAATTCAGTGTCCCGCTTGCGACCATGCCCGATGTGGTCAGGCCGCTGAAATCGATCGGTGTGCCCTGGGAGGAGGGAAACTCGATGCTTAGACCAGCATGGGCGCCAACCCAGCTGTGGGCATAGTTATATGGCGGCACGCCGCCGGTGACGGTCGCGCCGAACGTGCCCGTCATCGTTCCCGAGGCGGTCAGGACAATTTGGTCCGTGGAGCCGCCCGAAAGGAAGAGCGAGACGGAAAGCGGAGCGATGGGCGCGCCGGATGCCGCCGCGCAAAGCGCGCCGCTCATCAGGTGAGGTCCCCCCTGCAGAACCACGTATCAGTAAGGGCGCCGCTGACGGTCGCCGAACCGAACCCGCGCGCCTTGATGGTGCGGGTGCCGGTCAGGGAGGTGCCGCTCTGGTAAAGGTTGGTGCTTGCCGCGGGGCTCAGCGACTTGGTGGCGTTCGCGACCTCCTGCCAGACGATCGTGTCGCCCGCCTGGAACTGCGAACCGGCGCCCAGCGTCGAGTTTCGCGGCAGGATCAGGGCCCCGCCTGCGGCGATCTCGAGCAGACACCCGACGTCATCGACCGTGACCGTATAGCTGGTGCTGATCGTCTTTGTGGGCATGCCCTTGAAGCCGATGAAGCGGTCGGTGCCGGCGGCATCCTTGACCGTTGATCCTGCCGCCAGATTGCGCGGCGTGCTGTCGGAAAGAACAGCCCCGCCGAGGCTTACTACCCAGTCGGTGAAGGTACCGCTACCGCCCGTGCGTTGGACCGTGACGACCATGATGCCGGTCACGCTGTCGTAGCTCTTGATCGGGCCGATCATGTAATTCAGCACGTTGGCGCTGCTCGCGACCTGGACCCATTGCCCCTTTACGAAGGCCTTGCTGGTCTGAATCGTCAGCGTCTTGTCGCCGAGGCCGATCGTGACGCTCGTGGAGCTCGTGCCGTTGGAACCGGGCGCATTGACCGCGCTCGCGGCCGAAGAGGCGGCGGAAGCGGCATCAGTGCTCACCTGCGTCGCAAGGGCGTTCGCCTCTGTTCCGAACGTCGGGAGTGCGCCCAAGAAGGCGTCTGCACGCGCGGCGAAGTTCACCGCGTCGTCCCGCGACGGCGGAGTCGGTAGTGCTGTGATAGCCATGAGGCGCTCCGGTTAGATGAGACCCTCGACCGTCATCGAACAGTAGGCGAGGTTCGAGTAAGCAATGTCGAAGGAGAAGTCTTTGAAAAAGCCATAGATTGTGAGGCTGTCGAAGCCCTCTTCGCCGATGTAGAGGACCGGGATCGCGCGCAGCTTCGCGAGCTCGCGCTGCATTGCATCGACCTGTCCGGTGTCCAGGATGCAGCGGATTTCCATCCGCTTCGACCAGGGCCGCTCCACCACCGACGTCACACCGAAGCTATCGGTGCTCTTGGCGCTGTAATCCGTGATCCCAACCGATGCGCCGACCTCAGTGGACCCGATTTCCAGGGCCCGCCCGACGATGATCGTGCCAACTGACACCGTGGCATTCGGGTCAGCGGCGGTCAGGGTGACCGAGACCGTCGCCGAAGGATAGGCAGGCGGCAGGTCGAGGAAGGTGAGGGCGGTCCGCTTACCGATCGGCTCGAAGAAATAGAGGAACCAGTCGTCGATCACAGACCCGCCCACGTTGGTGGACTGCGTCTTGGAATAGACGACCGTCGAGCCGTTGGTCATGGTGACGGTCACCGTCTCGGCATTCGTGTCTAGGATTCCGACGCTGTCCGTGGCCCCAGGCGTCAGCACGACGTTGATGGCCCCGGTTTCCGTGCTGGCGGTGCCGACCACGCGATCGAACATGGACCAGCGATTCGTCGGGCCAATGTCGGTCCACCAGAGGGCGTCCGTCAGCGGATGGCCGGTATTGGCCGCCTGGACGCTCTGGTAGCGCCGGTGCGTGGTCGAGCTGCTGACGATCACGTCCTTCGCGTAGGTCGTGCCCGAATTATACGCCGCATAGGTCGTCGCGACCTTTCGCCACCAGGTGGGAGACGAGGCGGGGGCGTGGTTCGTATTGCTCGCCTGCAGGCTCTGATAGACGTCAATCACCGTGCCGGTAGCCACGTCCACCCGAGCCCCAACCGCATAGGTGGTCGCGCTGCTCCAAGCGGTTCCCGCACCCTCGGGCACGTCGCTGCTGGTCAGCATGGCATCGGTGATGACGGTGGGGCGGATCAGTTTCATGCGACGAGAGCCGTGTTGATGGTCTGCTCGCCGTTGGTGACGTCATCGAGCGTCTTGGCGGTCTTCTTGGTGTGGCCAGCGATCGCCGCCAGCCCGGTGCGAAGATCCGCGCGCAAGCCCTGAACCTCCGCCTTGAGGCTGGCCGTCTCGTTCGCTGGTGCTGCGGGCGCGTAGCTGTTCCACCATGCAGCGCCATCGGCCGCGCTGGTGTCCGGCCCGAGCACGCGCGACGTTGCCGCGCTCGATGCCGCGGTCGCCGCGTTGATCATCGCGAGCGTCTGCTCGAGGCTCGCGGCGGCCTGCGCCTGCACCCGGTCCAGTTCCTGCCGGCTGGTTGCCACAAGCGCGGCCGCGTCCAGCATTTCCTTCGACAGCTCGGGGAGGCTCTTGGCCGCGTTCTGGTCGCCGTGGCGCGCGGCGTCCGTCGACGCGTTGAACTGCGCGAGCAGCGAGGCATAGCTCTGCGTTCCGCCGTTGCCGGTGAGGCCGCGGATGCGGTCGATTTCCTGCTCGATCGTCTCACCGATCGACTGCCACGCCTGGCGCAGCTGGTCGGTCTTCTGGGCGGCGGCCTGGGCAGCGGCGGCGGCTTCCTGCGCCGCCTGTGCCGCAGCTTGTTCGGCCTGCGCGGCAGCATCGGCGGCGGCCTGCTGGTCCTGCAGCGCGTAGATCTGCTCTTGCAGGGCGCGGTTCGACGGATCGAGCTTGGCCAGTTCGGCGGCCCGGATGGCGGCGGTGTCACCCTGCATCTCGAGCAGCTTCATCTGCAGGTCGTTGCGCTCGCGCAGGATGGCTGCGGCGGAGGTCGCATCTTGGGCCGCGGTCGAAATCTGCGCGAAGGCCGGCGCCAGCTGGATCAGCATGGCGTAGGTCTGCTGCCCGGCGGCAGTGGTCAGGTCCTGCGCATCGACGAGCGCGCGATACGCGGCGATGTTCGCCGGCATCGTCAGCCCGAGCGATGTGAAGGCGTCGCCCAGCTGCTTCGTCTTGATCGCGGCCTGCTCTTCGGTGGTGTAGAACGTCTCGAAATAGGCCTGCGTGGCCGACTTCATGGCGTCGACGCTGTCGAACAGGCCAGCGAGGGCCATGCTGGCGTCGATGCCGAGCGACTTGCTGGTGAGGCCCAGCATGTTGAGTTCGCTGGTGACCGTCTCGACCGTGGAGGCCACGCGGGTCAGCGTCTCGAACGCACCTTCGCCAACCTGCTGGAATTTGACGATCTCCGGGAACACGCCGGACGCCATCTGGTCGGCGGCGGCGCCAAAGACGGCTTCCAGCTTCTTCTGGATATCGTCACCGCTAAGGCCGGTGAAGTCGATCTTGCCGATCGATACGATGAAGCTGTCGAGCTGGTGCTCAACATCGGCGGTCGACTTGCCAAGCGGCACAGCGGCCGCGCCGATCGCATCATAGAACGACTTGAGGATCAGCCCGAACTGATCGGCAACCTGCTGGTCGGCCGCGCCGTACTGCGTGCTGTACTTCGTGCCTGTGGTGAACCCGAGGAATTTCTTCTTCTTCTGAATGTCCGCGTAGGTCTGCAGGTCGAAGCCATTGCTCAGGATCGAGCCTAGGTTCTGGGAAGCGCCGAAGATGCCGCTGCCGACGATGCTGGTCTTCGTGCCGAACAAGGACTTCACGATGCCCTGCAGGCCGCTGAGGACGTCGCCAATGATCGGGATCTTCCGAATGATCGGCCCAAGTAGGAGCCCGGCGGGTCCGGCGATCGAGTCGAGCATCGTATTCGACAGCGAACTGTTGAAGCCCGTCCGCACGCCCGCCGTCGCGCCGCTGATGTTTCCGGTGCGCACGAGCAGGGATGCCAGGCCGCCGATATTGCTCTCGATCGACTTGAGCGAGGCGGCCATCTGGGCGCTGTACTGCATAGTGATGCGGTCGATGTCGCCCAGCGCTTCGATGCTGTTCTTGATCGAGGCTGAGGCCATGTCGCTGGCGCCTAGGACAGTGCCCTTGCCCTGATTGGATGCCGGAAGACTGCCGCCGCTGCCGCCCCCGCTGAACCCAAGCGAGGCCATAACGGCCAGCATCGCGCCGACTGCGGGGAAGGCGAGCGGGCCCAGGGTCGCGAACATGCGGGCAGCGCCGCCGGCGACGTCTACAGCCGTACGTGCGAGCTGAATGATGGTCAGCGCCTTTTCGGCAGCGGCCATCGCCTTGTAGCCCTTGCTGTGCTCGGAGAAGAGGTTCTTCGCCGCGTCGGTGATGCCGATAAGCGAATTGAGCTGGAGCGCCGCAGACTGCTTCGCCAACTGGTCCAGCTTCTGCTGGTCGTTGCCGGCGAGCTTCTTCTGCTGATCGATCTCGGCCTGCCGCTTACCGTACTCGCCGAGAATGGTGATCGCATCGCCGATCGAGCGACCGACATTTCCCCAGGACGAGTAGAGGCCGTCAGCGGCATCGCGGATCCGGTCGACCGTATCGTTCCAGCGATCCATTTCGTCATTGGCCGCCTGCTCGGCCAGTTTGACCTCGTCGAGGCCGTCGACGTAGCTGTTCAGGAACGCCAGCACGGGCGCCATGTTCGGGCGGATCGGCGTGTCGAGCCTGTCCATGAGCGCGGCGACTTCGCGATACTGGCTGGCGATCGCCTCAAGGCGGCCGGAATCGATGTCAGCCCCGATGTCGTGCTCTTTTTTCGCCTTCTTCGGCGTGCGATCGGCGATGATCGCATCGGCCAGCTTCTTCACGCGAGCGCGCGCGGTGGCGTTGATGTTCTCGAACAGCTTGTCACTAAGGGCGGTCAGCCCTTTCAGTCCCTCGGCATATGCCTTCGCATAGTCGGCGCCAGCGACCTTGCCGGCCTTCTCAGCAGCACCCGCATAGGCATTCTGCATGCGCGCCAGAGCGACGTGATCGACCGTTCCGAACAGATTGAGGCCGGTCAGCTTGTTCGCACCCGCGCCGAGCGCATTGATGCTGTCGATCGATTTGTTGAGCAGGAATTCGATCGTGGAAGCGGCGCCGTTAACAGCCTGCGCGAATAGGTCGCCGAGCACCGCTGGCCACTGCCGCCAAGTGTCGACGATCATCCGATAGCCGCCGACGAAGGTGGAATAGACGGACGCGCCGATCGCCTTGAAGGTGTCCACCGCCCAATCGGCAGCCTCCCCCAGCAGCTTCTTCGCGTTGCCGAGAGGTCGGCTTAGGTCGAGGGCATCGACAAGCGTCTTCCATGTGCCCTTGATGATGTCGCCCGTGGTGACGCTCACGTCACCCAGCTTCTTCATCTCGGCATGGGTCAGGCCGAGGCTCTTGGAATAGGTCTTGAGGCCGTCGTCGTCCGAAATCCGGGCCTTGAATAGCTCAAACCCGGCAACCGCGACGCCGATCGCTCCGAGCAGCGGCGCAAAGCGAAGTGCGAGCGCGCCGACCTCCATGGCGAAGCCCTTGAGTCCTCCCTGCGCCATTTGCGCGACCTGGACGACCTGCAAGCCCTGCTGAATCAGGATCGTCATCGGCTTCTGGCCAGTGGCCAGGCCCGAGATGACGTCAGGGATCTGCGCGAAGCTCATGCGCATGGCCTGCGAGGTCTTCGTCACCCGGCCCATGTTGTCGTTCATGGCGGCCAGGCTGCGCCCCATGCCGCCGGTGGCAGTGCCGACGGCGCGCTCGGCTTGATCCATATCGGACTTCAGCTTGGCGAGGTTGGTGATGAAGTCGATCTCGAGGGAGCCGGCGCTCTGTGCTCGCATGCCGCCCTCCCAAAAGAAAAGGGCGGCCCGTTAGGACCGCCCGCTTTCGCCGGCCGCGAGGCCAGCCTTGAAACCTCAGCCCGCTAGAAAGCGCGCTGCCCTGCCTCAATTGCCCTGCAGGTGCCGAAGAACCTGCCGAGTATGCCTTCGACCGATACCGAACCGCTTTTCCGGTCGATGTGCAGCCGCGGCTTTGCATTCGGCCCAAGGTTCACCAGCCCGTCGATCGCGTTGGGCCCGACATCCAGGTTTATCACCTCGGCCCATCCATCGTGCACGCGCGAGAACATCGGAAAGAACTTCCGCGGCACGCGCGCCCGTCCGGCCGCGCCGTTGATCTCGACGTCGACCTGATCCGGTATCTGCTGATGCTCCTTGGCAGGGCCGAAGAAGCCCGCCGTGGTTGTAGTATTGTCCAGGCTGCCGGGACAGGTCAGCCTGAGATTGACTATCTCCGCCTCACCCGGCGCGGCAGCAAGCAAGCCCAATAGAATCAAAGCCCTCATATCGGTCCCCTTCCGGAACCGATCTTATGCGGCCTGCCTGTTGCGCGCCATACCGCCGAACAGGTCCTTGATTTTGGCGGAAATCGCGTGCCGCTCTTCTTCCGTCCGCTGCCCCCACGGTGCCGGACAATCGGGCTCTCGCGCCTTTCGGGACTGGTCCAGATAGTCAGCCGAGAGGCGGCGGATCAGGCGGGCCTGCCAGGGCGGCAGTTCGATCCCCGTCTGCTCCTGCCAATGTCTCATCGTCGTCCAGCTGACCGGCGCTGCGTCCATCCCGCCGGGCTCTACGGGCCCCATCTCCATCAGGTATCTGATCAGATGCGGAGCCGGATTCGGCGGGAAGATCGGCTCTATGCCGTCCGCTTCCATCTTAGCGAACCTGCTCATCGGAGCAGGCGCATTGAGCGAAGGCTTCTCGCGCGGCTGCGGCGCTGTGCCGAGCCACGCGAGATACCTGACGTGAAGGCTCAGTTCGTCGCCGAGCCCTTCGTAAAATTTGACCACTCGCCCGCGAAGTTGCGAACCTGCTGGCCGATATAGCCAAGGGTCGGGTCGGAGTAGACCGCCATCGCTAGCGCATTGCCCGACAGGCCATCATAGTCGAGGTTCTCGAACCGCACGGTGATCGACGCGAGGAAATCGGCATTGTCGGCCGACTTCTCATCGGCCGTCTTGTCCGCTTTACCCTTCTTCTTGAGCAGGTCGAGGCTGCGGTTCTCCTGCCGCGCGACCGCGGCGGAATACTGACGGGAGCCGGGGCCATAGACCCAGACGCCAACCTTGCGCGCTTCGGCGCCCTCGCCGTCGAACATGAGCTCGTCGTCTGCATCCCGTAGGTGCAGGAAGGCCGTCTCGATGGCCGCTTTCTTCTTGATGTCCACTTGATTTCACCTTTCGCAGGAAGGTGCACCGACCCGCCCGGACCCTGCGAGAGCGGGCGGGCCGATGCGCATTGACCGGCTGATGCCGGAATAGGGTTAGGGGACCAGGTCTTCGAAGACGCCGGTGCCAGTGATTTCCAGCGTGACGCTCGCGTTCACGATGTTGTCGACCGACCCGATATTGGTCTTGAAGCTCATCACCTGAGCCGGGAAGAAATACTTGTCGCCCGACTGCAGCGTGATGCAGAAGTAATAGTCGTTGTCCGACTGCGACGCGGTCTTGAGAAGGATCTGGCCGGCGTCCTTGTTATCAAGGCCGAGGCCGAGCGAAATCGCGCCTTCGTCGTACGAGCCCTTGCGCTTCTGCGTCGCGCGGCTGGCGAGCGGCTTGTGCTCAACCTTCGCATATTCGCGGCCGAAGTCGCCCAGGTCGGTGATCTCACCGATGCTCGTGAAGGTCGCGGCTTCCCAGCCGGTCTTGTTGAAGGTGGTGGGCGCGGTGGCCGAAATGCCGATCGTCGCCCCGGCAGCGGTCCTGACGGTCATGGTGTGTTCCTCACATGAAAAAGCCCGCCGAAGCGGGCTGGGCTTGCATCGCGGGGCGGTGCAATTCGGTTAGGCGAGCTCGTTGTACGAGACGCTAAAGTCTTGGGCCTGCATCCAGATCGCGGAGTCGTCCGAGAGAAAGTCAGGGCCTGTGCCGTCGGTAAGGACCACGACGTCGGTTTCGCCCGCGAAGTCGCCACGCTTGTCCGCACAGGCGCGGCGCACCAACTGGATCAATGTGCGCCTTTGCCGGTAATTCGATGCGAGGACGGTGACCTGCACCCTCTCTGCGACGCGGCGCGTTTCGCCCTGAGAAAGGATATTGCGATCCACTCCGCTGATCTGGGTCACGGCAATAGCGGGGATCTGGACGTTCTCGGACAAGGCTCCAGCCTTGATACGGCCAGGCGGGACGACCGCGAGCAGGTTGGCGTCGGCGCGGAGCAATTCGCCGATGACATAGACCCCGCTCATTCGTCGTCGTCCTCCAGAGAGAGGGAAAAATCAGGCGTCTCCAGGCCTTGCTTCGTCAGCCTAGCCTTCACGTACTCACCGATGGCGGCAACTGCTGCGCCGGCGGTCATGTCCAGCGCCGGGCGCATGAACGGATGTTCCTTCGCGCCCGGATGATGAACCGATGCGCCGACGAAGTGGCCGTTGATGATCAGCGCGCGCTTGTCGTGATCCTTACCAGCGGTCAGGCGCGCAGCGCGGTTCAGCGTCCGGACGCTCACCTTCGCGCCCTCGGCTTTGATCCAGTGGGCGCCCGTACCGTATTCGATCCATGGGGCTTTGAACGAGCCAGGGCCTTTCACCTGCACCTTGCTGGTGATCACCATGCCTCGCGCGTTCGCCGAAACCTTGATGTCCTTCCGGGTGATGCCAGTCTTAACTGGCACCAGCTCCTTGGCCTTGTTCGCGGTCACCCGGGCTCCGGCGCGCATCGCGCCGCGCATCACGTTGCGCTGCAGCTTGTCGGGCAGGGTGGACAGGAACTGCATCAGCTCCGGTCCGCCCTTGATCTGGGTCACTTCCCTGCGTCGCCCTTCGCGGCCGCGATCTCCTTGTCGGTTGCCTCGCGGACCAGGCCGACTCCCTTGAGGTCGTTGAACTGGCTCGTGGGGAGCGGGATCACGCTACCCTTTTCCACTTCGACCGGGTCGGAGCCCTGATTATTGTGAGTGCGAAGAACGTAGGCTTGGACTTTCATATCGAACTCCTCAGGCTGCGTTGCCGGACGAACTGTAATCCTGAGCGGTCATCTGCAGGGCCTCGCGCCGGCCGATTTCGGCTGGGCCTGAGATGATCTGCATCACGCGATCGCCGTAGATGATCCGCATGTCGGCGGTGATGCCGTCACGGTGGCGGATCAGGATCGTGGCTGGCCGGCTGGCGATATTGACGACCTCCGCCATCCGCTCCGCGCGGGCGATCGTCATATCCTTCACGTTCGCGCGGACCGTGGCGACATCTTCCCATGTGCCGCTTCCGGACCCGTCGAAGCTCGTGTCCGCGACCGGGCGCTGAATGGTGATCGTGCGATCGAGCGGGGTGACCGAGAAGATCCCCATCAGCAGGTCCGATCGCGGTAGGGGTCGAGTAGGATAGCCGCGCCCATCGGCACCTCAACTGCGCCGACGCCGGAGCCGCCGACCGCGACGGCCGAGCGATTATCGTACCAATGGCGGATCATGAGCAGCATCGCCTGTTTGATCGCCTGCGGCACTGCCTCGGGGCTTTCGTAGCCCGCCTGCATCGTGATCGTGACCGCGGCTGGCATTCTCGCCGTGACGGGCCACCGCGATCCGAAGGCAGAAGTCAGACGGACCGGCCGGCGGGTGATCGGCGCGGCAAAGGCGCTCACGTCGAGCGACTGCAGCGCACCGTTGCCGTCCAGATATTGGATGCTGGTGATCGACCGAACCGGCCAGGCGTAGAGGTCGAGCCAGCAGGTGAAGGCGTCGCGGGTCTCGACCACTTCACGCGCGGTCAGGACGTGCCCGGTGTAATTCTCCGCCCACTGGCGCGCCGCAATGATCAGCCCGCCGATCATGGGATCGTCGGTTGTGTCGCTGTCGGTCAGCCCGAGCTGCGCCTTCGCTTCCTCGACGGAAAGGGGTTCGGCTGCGGGGCCCGTGGTGAGCAGATACGCGGCATAGGCTGCGACGACGTCGGCATCGCTGACGCTCTCGTCGAGCCCGAGGATGGCGCGCATCTGGTCGATGGTCATCCGAGCACCTGCGCAGTGTAGGAGCGGCCGTTGGCGTCCAATTGAAGGCCGGTGATCACCACGGGCTTGCCGTCGAGCTCCGCGGGATAAGCCGCCAGAGGGTATGCGATCGGCGCAAGCGGCGTGAACGCAACCTCGCCCCGATGGACACCGCAAGGTCCGGCAAATGGAATGCCCGGAACGACCAGCGTCAGGGGCTTTCCGTTGTTGATGATCATTGCTGCAGCACCGTGAGCGCCCAGGTGCGCTCCAGTTCGCGCCATGGCGTGGAATCCGTTCGGATCAGCATGGACACCCCGACCTTCGTCCCGGGCGAAGAAAAGGCGGCGTTTGCCTTGAAGGCGTCGGCAACCTTGAACCAGAGGCCGATCTTCTGCCCGCCGGTATCGATCGTTGGGACGCGCGCCGGATCCGTAGAGCCATCATCGACCTGCACGCCGAGGGACTGGCCCATCGCCGTCATGGTGATGCTCTCGATGCTCGCGATCTTTTCCGTCCCGAGCAGGCTGCTCCAGTCAGCCGCGAAATAGTCGGTGTCCGCGGGGTCGAGCGGCGGCGTCCAAACGAATGCGGATGGCGGAACGCCGACACCGGTGCCGCTGGATGCCGTGTTCGCCTTCGCCGATGCGGTGTGGCCGGCGGGTGCGTTCACATCGCCAGTTCCCGGTTCGATAACCGACCCGGAGGTCGAGATGATGCCGAAGGCGATCAGGTGGAGCAGCATCTTAGTTGCCCAGCCACACGATGTTGGTGGCGGTGGTCGCCGCCTTGATTTTGGTTGCCTTGATCGGCAGCAGCGTACCGGCCGCGACGCTGGTGAAGGTCACGTCCGTGCCGCCGATCGTCGCCACCACGTTGCCCGCTCCGCCGACCCAAATGGCCTTCGCGGTCAGCGTGGTCGTGTCGCTCGGGGTGACCGGTCCAGCGGAGGCCGCAGGCGCCGCGTCCGCCGCGGTGCTGTTCAAGGTGGCCTGGTTGGCCGCCGTCGCTGCGCCGGTCGGCAGCGGCAGAGAGGCCGCGCTGATCGCGAGCGTGCCGGTCAGAGCGGTCAGGATCGACGCTAGGGACGTGTTCCCGGTCGTCTGCAGCGCGCTGGTCGCGGCGCCTGTCGGCAGCGAGACGGTGCCGGTGATGTTGGTGATGTTCCACGCGCCGCTCTGGGCTGCCGACATCGACCAAGTGCCGCTCTGGGTCACCGCGATCGAGGTGCCGACGTCGACGGGAAAGCGGCTGGACGAGCTCACATCGGCAGCCGATCCATCGACGCCGAACGAGACCTTCACGCGGGGATACTGAACGCCGGCGACATCATCGGTCGCCAGAACGGCGCCGGAGGCAACCGGCGTGGTCAAATTATCGGACATCGGCTGCTCCGGAATGAAAAGGGCCGCCGGTTAGGGCGGCCCAGGCGGGGGATGCTCCGCGGGGGGAGGGGGTTCAGGCTTTGGTGCGGCGGCTCGATTTGTTGGCGGGCGCCGGCTCCATCTTGTTCTCGACGGGCGGATCCGCCTTGATCTCGGGCTCCGGAGCCGGCTCTGCGGCGGGCTCGGGCGCGTCACCGATGCGCGTGGCGAGACCGCGCTCTTCCAGATCGGCGGCGGTGTGCTTGCTCACCACAAATTCCTCATCGGCGAGGATGCTGTGCGGACCGACCTCGCTGATGTGCAGCGTGTCGACGGCCTTCATCGTGACGTTGGTCATGGGGTTGCTCCTTTCTGGACCGCCGATCCCGCGGAGGTCGAGAAAAGAGAGGCGGCCGAAGCCGCCTCTCCCCCTGTTGAGCTGGGCGACTTATCAGCTCGCGAGGTCGGTGATCGCCGCCGCGTAAGTGCCCTTGATGAAGGCCTCCGGGCGGTAGACGGCCAGCGCGAGACGCTCCTCGCAGAGGATGGTCACGAGGTTCTTGCGGAAGTTGTCGCTGTCCTCGGTGCTGATCTCGACGCGCGCATCCATGCGGTCGAAGATCTGCGCGCCCATCTTGAACGCACCGGTGAGGAAGCTGCCCGCGGCCATCGCCTGCGTGGCGACGACCGGGAGGCCCCACAGCGTCGGGGCGATGCCGCCCTGCGGATTGCCGATGATGTAGCGGCCGTTCGAGTCCTTGGTGGTCTCGATGTTCGCCCAGTCGATCGGGTTAAGCACGTGGCCCGTCGGCGGCAGCTCCGCGAGCACCGCCTGCAGCATCGCATAGCGGAGCACGTCGAGCTTCGTCGCGGAAGCGAGGATCGCCGAGCCGGCCGCGAAGGCGGTCGCCTGCGTGTAGACGCCGTTCAGGTTCGTGCCGGTGCCCGATCCATTGAGCAGCTGGCCTTCCTCGACATATGCCAGGCCGTAGCGCAGGCGGCCGTCGACATAGCTCTGGAGCATCGGCACGTCGTCCAAGATCTGGCGGGTAGCGAGCAGCCAGTGTGCGATCGTGGTCACGCTGGTCGTGCGAATGTCGAACTGGATGTCCGACTGCGGCTTCGTCGAGCCTGCGGTTTCCGAGACGGTTGCCGCGGCGTTCGTGAAGCCGGTCTCGACCGGGTACTGGATCGCGTTGGAGCCCGTGCGGCCCGGGGTGAGCAGATCGCGAACCGTCATGCGGCGCGTGACCGGGTCGACCATCGGCTTGCGGTCGGGAACGATCAGGTCACCGGCCGAACCGTCCGCGACGGTGGTCAGCGACGAGATGATCGCCTTGACCTCGACGCCCACGCGCTTGCCGGCGGTGGGATTGTCCATGAACGCCTTGACGGCATCGTCGTCGGTCAGCGTCTCACCCGCCGACTTCACGCGGCGATCGTCGCCGTTGCCGCGGCGGTCGAGCTTCTGCTCGATGTCGTCCAGGCGGGCCTTCGCTTCGTTCGCCAGGGTGATGGCCTCGTCGGCCTTCTCCTTGGCGCCGGTGGCAAGCGGCTCGCCCTTTTCGGCCTTGCCGATCGCGTCCGTTGCAATCGCCTTCAGCTCGTCGAAGCGCTTGTCGAAGTCAGCCTTGATTTCGCCGGCAAGCTGCTCGGCGGATTTCTGTTCCGTCATGTTAGGTTGTGCCCTTTCGGCAGAGAGGAAAGATTAGCCGCGCAGGCTCTTCAGGAACCGCATGGCGTCGTCGTTCGCCTGAGCCTCGGGCTCCCCCCGAAGATGCGGCGTTGCCTTGCCCGCGATCGCGGCGGCCAAGGACTTCGAAAAGCCGCCTGCATCCCGCAGGAACTCTTCGAATTCACGGACGGTCGGCAGTTGGCCGGCCGCTACGATGTGCTTCACGGCCTCGACGCGCGCCTTTTCGTTCGCGGCGAAGGTGACGATGCTGACCTCTTTCAGGTCCAGCTTCTTGAGAGAGAGGATGCCCTGCTTGTCGGGGTGGGGCGCCGCCTCGATAACGCGGTACCCGATGGATAGGCCATCGAGCGCGCCAGCCTTGAGCAGACCGTAGGCCTCTGCCGCCTTCGGGCTTGCATCCTTGAGGAGCCGGCCCTTCACGTAGAGGCCCTTGCTATCCTCGGCGAGGTCGTCCCAGACGCCGATCGGCTGGTCGGGATCATGCTGCCACAGCAGCTTCACGGTGCGACCCTTGCGGCGGCCATCGACGAGCGATGCGGTGAACGCGCCCGGCTCGACGACCTCCCCGTAGGAGTCGACGTTGCCGAAGATCGAGCCATAGCCCTCGAAGGTGCCGTCATCGGCAAGCGCCTTCACGTCGAGCGGAAGCTCGCTGTTCTTGGTCAGCAGCATGGGGAAATCCTCAGGTGTTCGGCGCGTTGGGCGCGGGCGCCTGCGTGATCAGGTCGATAGGCTCATCCCATCCGGGGATAGGAGGCAGGTTCTCCAGGCGGCGCACCTCATTGCGCAGCATCCAGCCCGGCTTCTGGGTGTCCCCGAGGGCCGCAGTGTAGAATTCGGAGCGGCTCTTGCTGTCGCCGCGGAGAAGCCCTTCGATGTTGAACTCGATCGAGATGCCAGCGACCCGGTCGGCAGCAGTCAGCAGCTGCTTCTCCAGCGCCTGCTCTATCCGCTTGAGGCGGCGACGAAGCGTGAACTTCTGGAATCCGAGCGTCTGCTGCTCCAATCCGGTGCCCCAGCTCGTGCTGGTCTCAGTGTGCCCGATCATATGGGGCGGCACACCGAAGATCCGGCAGATTTCCTCGACCGAAAAGCGGCGGCTCTCCAGCATCTGAGCATCCTTGGGGTCGATGCTGAGCTGTTCCCACTCCATGCCGTTGTCGAGCAGCATGGGCCGGCCGAAATTCATCGCGCCGACAAACCGCTCCTGCAGCGCGCTCTCCAACTGGTCCCGTTGGTCCCGGGTGAGCTTGTCCGCGACTTTCAGCGACCCTGTCGACCGCACGCCGTTGCGAAATAGTCCGCTCGCGGCGCGGTCTGTTGCCATTGCCGCGCCAAAGGACCCACGGCAGACCGACAGCGTCGAGGCGCCGCCTAGGGCGCCACCGCCGAAGCCGCGGATATGAACCATGTCCTCTTGGCCCAAATCCCAGATTCGGCCATCCTCGCTCCACGAATAGCCGATCGAACCATTCTGTCGGCGCTTGACCGCGACGATGTCGGGGCGGACCGGCACCAGGGACGTGACGCGGGAGCCGGTATATTCCTTCCGGGCGTAAGCGTTGCCCTGCAGCTCGACGGCGCCTGCGATGAATTCGAGGAAGTCGACGGCTGTCTGGTCGTAATTCGGGCTGTCGTGAAGGAGGCGGTAGGCCCAGTGGTCCTTCGCCACATCCCGACGGTCGCCGGTTTGCCGATAGACCATGAGTGGGAGGCTCGCGATCGTGCCGGCCAGCAGGTTGACGCATGCCCAGACGGCTGCGAGGCCCATCACATTTCCCGCCGACCCGTCCTCGTAATCGGCCAGCGTGACCATGTTGGTTCGAAAGTTGTCGCCATCCTGTCGGCTGACGAGCGGCATGGGCACGCTCGTCTCGATCGCCTTCTGGCGCGAGATTTCCATGCGGCGCGCGGTCTCCGCGGCTCGTGCGGACAGCTTGTAGCCGTTCACGAGTAGCTCGCGATCCAGTCGTCGACCGACACTTCGGGAGCGTCGAGAGGAGCAACCCCGAAGGCCATCGTGAGACTGACCATACCGTCGATCCTTCCAGCTGCCTTGGCCTTGTCGAGCTTCCGGTTCCCGGCAGGATCGGGCGTCACTACGGCATTCGCCGCGCACATCGTCAGGACCGGGTGGTCTGCATGCCGAAGCTTAGTGTTCAGCAGTGCCCCTTCGAGGTCGCGCATCGCCGGGCTCATGCTCGCGAAGCCCTGACCAAACTCGGCGAACAGGTCGTCTAGCTGCGCCTCGGTGAAGCCAGCCTTGAGCAGCCATGGGCGGAGATACTTGAAGCCCCACCTGTCGAAGGCGATCTTTGCGACGTTGTGCGTGGTGCAGAAGCGCCAGAGCCAAGCGGCAACGAATTCATACTCGACCGAGCGGCCTGGCGTCGTTTCCAGAAAACCCTGCTTCGCCCAGACGTCATAGGGCACCCGGTCCGCGCGCGCCTTCTCCGCAAGCCCGGTCTCCGGGAGCCAGAAGGTAGGCTTTACCTCCCATGCGTCGTCGATCCAGGCGATCGGGACGAAAGCCGTGAGGTCGGACGTGCTCGACAAATCGAGCCCCGCATATATCGGCGCCGATCCCCAGTCGTCCGAGATGGGGCCGCCGTTCGCCTGCCATATCCCCTTGCTGATGAACGGGTTCGTCCGGTCGACGCGCTGGTTTAGGATAAGGTTTCGGTATTCCGATTCCCGCGAGGGCATGCTCTTGGCATCTTCCGCCATGGCGAGCACCTCGGACGCCTGCTGGAAATCACCATAGGCGGGGTTCGCCTGCTTGATGGTTTCCTCGGCGAACGGGTCGAGCTCTGGGTCGGCGGTGAAGAGGGCCAGCTTTACCTTCGGGTCGCGCCCCTTCTTGGCGTCATCGATCAGAACAGAGAGGAGGTCCGCGTCGGTCGGCGCCTGCGTCGAAATGACGATCGAGAGCGGCTCTTCCTGCGCTGCCGATGCGGTCTCCAGCGCCTCGTACAGTTCAGACCGCGGACCCTTTACCTGCCCTAGCTCGTCATGGACGGTGAAGACCGGCGAAAGGCCGTAGGCCGTGGAGGCGTCCGCCGACAGCGCGCGATACAGAGCGCCCAGTTCGGGGCAGAACAATTGCTTCGCGGTGTCGCGCGCCACCACGACGGCATTGAGGTCGGGCGACATCCGCACCGTCTTTGCCGCCAGCGCGAAGAGCACCGCAGCTTGGTCCCGCGACTGCGCCGCGCTGAATAGCTGCGAGTTCGGACGGGCTTCCGGCCCGCACAGGTGAAGGAGCAGCAGGAACGCCGCCAGTGCCGTCTTACCGTTCTTGCGGCCGAAGCTAATGATCGCGCGCCGCGTCGGCGTGCCGTAGATCCTTCGAATGACGTCCTTTTGCCACTCCCGAAGGCGGACGGGCTGGCCGACCAGCTTGCCCTCTGGGACGCGGCAATATTCCTCGATCCACCGGATATTCCGATCGCCTCGGTTCACCCGGTCATCTCCCAGGGCTTCATCTTCGAGCCCGTATTCTTGGACGCGGTGGCGGCGGCCTGTGGCGTATAGCGAGACTGGTTGGTCAGCCGCAGCTTGGTGGCCTTGTCGCCGATGGCCTTTGTCTCGCGATCGCGCATCGCCAACAGGCGATCGTACCGCTTGAGCCCTTCCTCGTTCGCCAGCCACGCCGGCTTGAACTTCTCGATTTGGCCTGCCAGCACGTGAGCCGTTTCGGCGTGCCGGCAATATTCCTTGAGGAGTTGCTGGAGCGCCGCTGTCCGAAATTGCTCGAGCGGCTCAGCCGCCACGGTTCGTTGCCAAATGTCCTTTTGGAACGGGGTCAAATCAGCCGGCGGCTGAGGCCGCGCGTCAATCGATCCGGCAACGACAGACAGCGCCGCCGCAGACTTACGCCCGCGCGTCGCCATGTTACGGTCCTTTGCCCGTGATGTTACGATTTATGAAATGGAGGGTCCGGTGTCGGTGTCCGCCCAGAAGGGCCCAGACTTTTCGACCGCCCCCCCTATGGGGTTGATTTCGTTGGAATTTCCGTGGGCCACCCATCGCCGCCGATCTCGACGCGGGGCTTGCGCCTGAACGCTGCCTGGGTCTTCCGAGCGTGACAGGGATTGCACAGCGGCTGCAAGTTGGCCTCGGTGTCCGGTCCGCCGAGAGCCAGCTCGACGATGTGGTCGACCTCAGTCGCGGCCGTGTAGATGCCCTTCGCCTTGCAGTGTCGGCAGAGAGGTTCGCGGCGGAGGATACGCAGGCGGCGGGCCTGCCCAGCCCGACCCCGAAGCCGCTCGACCATGCTACCTGCGGATCGTCTTGGTGCGGGCCTGTCCGCCTGACAGAGGCCGATACTCAACCTCAAACACATCCTCGTCACCGAGGACCACATCTCTGCCGTCGACGAACAGTTTTACGGTGACGGTGGTCGCATCAGGCGCGCTGGAGATATCACAGGCGAGCTGACCGGGAAGAGGCTCACCGTTGTCGTCGCACACGGCATACGCCCGACCACCAGCCGCGCAGCTGTCGATCAAGCGCACACGCAGTCTGGCCATGCGGTACCCCACATACGACAAAGGCGGCCCCGAAGGACCGCCCTGCTGCAGAGACAACTTCTCTGATTAGCTGTTTCTATCGACTATCCGGCCCGCTAATGCAAGCGAGTTGTTACAGGTCCGGCATCAGGGCTGCATCAATCATACGCTCGTACGGTTCGAGGACGGGCCAATCGAACTTGGGCACGCAGCGGAAAACCATGCTGTCGGAAGGGTCACGCATAGCCTTAATGACCGCTCTGGCGCGCATCTCTCCCATGGCCTCACGAGCAGTATGTTCTGTCGGATGAAGGATACCGTCGGCCGAGCATCCGGCCATCACTCGCCATCCACCACCGTCCGCGACCACCGTCCAGCGCGCAATCTCTGCGGCTACACGCTCGACCATCTCGCACGCGACAGTCACCGCTTGCCGCCCATCACCGCTAGGGCCTCTGCATCGCCAACACTCAGGTTGCGCTCGTATCGCTCCTTCCATGAGCCGAGCTTATCGCGGATGGTGCAACACACCGTCAGCATGTAGCGCGCGCACCGGTTCGTTCTCTCTTCGTCGATCTTTCCGTCTACGACGACATACGCATCACCGAGCAGGATCTGCACGTCATCCCGGAGATTGGCCAGAAGGGCGTCGATTGCCTCGCTATCGCTCAGCGGCCGCTGCGCTTCGTCACTCACAGCCGCTCCTTCCACGCGATCGTGTCAGCCACGAAGCAGACGCAGATGCGAGCGGCTTCCTGGGCGGAACGGGTATTCGTGCTGAGGCGGGATCCAGCAACGCCGGCGGGCTCATCGAAACGGCAGACGTTCTCGAACACGTCGAAATATTTGTCGGGCACATAGCCCTTCATCTTGGCGAGACGGTCGAGCGCATCCTGCTGTGCCCAGCCCGAGGATGGCTGCTGGCCCACGATGCGGTTCAGGTCCATGACTAGGCCGTTCTGCTTGCCGGCGCGCTCCCAGAGCTTCCAGCAGAGCTCGATTGCAGCGATCTGCGTCTCGGACAGCAGCCCCGCCGATCGCCACCGCGCGACAGGAGTGCCGCCGCGGTTGATAGATGCCTTCAGCCCTTCTCGGATATAGTCGCCATGCTGCTTGGCAAAGCGGTTCACCTGCTCGTCGTTCGCCACCCGCTCTAGCGCTGCAGCGAGCTTTGCCTTTTGGGCCCTTCTTTTTTCCGTCTTCGTAGCCATTTACGCCCGCCTCGCCGTGTTAGAACATACCGTGAATCTATGGTTTCGTCATGACCATTCGCCGGCACCGCGCGTGCGGTTCTCGACGTAGCCGCGCCCCTTGTCGTCTTTCGCCACGAACCAGATGATATGCGGACGGGGCTCGCGCTCGTTCATCGCTGCGCAGTAGCGTTCCAGCCGCTCCATCTCGGTCTCGCCGGGCTGCAGCGCCCATTCCCCGATGCCGCGGGACCGACTGTCCCTACCGCTGAATGGCGTTGGAGCGTTCATACGTTCCCTCCAAAAGTCGTTGGAATTTCAGTGGTTCGAGGAGAAAGTCGAAGGGGATGCGCCAGCCTCGATCGTTGTCCCCGTGCATCCAGGGCGTCCGCTCGATGGCGTCGAATACCTCGATCCAGTCGTTCGGCGGATGTTCGCGGATCCGGGACCGCAGCTTGCGCAGCCGGGAGCCGTCCACCTTGCGCACCTTCACCAGGCCGCAGCGGTCCGCGACCTTGTTCCATTCGTCGACGACGTGCTCCGGCAGGAACTCAGGCTCTGCCGGTTTCACCGGCTCAAGCAGCATCGGCGGGCTGTCAGTTTCAGCCCCGGATGGGGGATTATAGGGGGAAATATCCTGGTTAGATTTAGGAAGGGGGGGTGCAGGGGGGGCAACCTCAAAGGAAGGGTCCTTGGGACTGTCCTGTGACTGTCCCGTGATTGTCACGTGACAGTCACGCTCCCTCTCGCGCTGACGCCTCTTGCGCTCAGCGGCCTTTGCCCGATGCTCCTTCGACGCATGCTGCTCGGCCTCGATGGCGCGCACAGCCATAAGGATCACCTCCATAGAGGCGCCCTTGGCGGCCATCTGCTCCATGAGGTCGGCAATGCTCACGCCGACAGGTTCCTGCGCAGCTTCGCGCCGTCGCGCTTGCGCCGGGTCTCCCAGCCAAGCTTCGACGCGCGCGAGTGAGGGGTGACAGCTTTTGTCACCCTGCGAGCGTACTTGCGACGAAGGAGGCTTATCTCTGTGCGGATGCGCCAGAGGAGGTAGGAGACCCGGCGGGACATCAGCGGCAAACCTGCTTGCCGTCGCGACCGAGGCGAGGCGTGATCGAACCTTCACGGTCAGCGAGATATTCGCAGCCGGTCAGGTGGTCGCTGTACGGGCGCAATCCGCTGTGAACGAAGGACGATGGGTCGTCGGTGTCGTCGTAGCCCCACCCAAGCGCGTCACGAGCGGCATTGAGCACGCAGATCGTGATCGTAACGATGACCGCCCACTTGCCGAGTTCAGCCAGGAAGCCCGACATAAGGCTCCGGCCGATCTTCTCGGTCGGATCGACTTGCTTCGCCATCACGCCAGCCCCAGTGCGGCTTTGTACGTGTCGAGGAGATATTCCGCCTCGTCACGCGCATTCTTCTCCATCTTGCGGAGCTTGATGATGGCCTTGACCGTCTTCGTATCGAAGCCATCTGACTTCATAAGCGCGTACCGATCCTTGATATCGTCGGCGACGCCCTGTTTTTCGTCTTCCATCCGCTCCACCGCTTCGATGTGAAGCCGGAGCTGGTCGGCTGCGATTGCATCAGACATTCGTCTTTCCTCCGTTGTTGTTGAAGTCTTCCGCCGATCCGATGAGGTACATTTCGTCACCACAATCGGGGCAGGTCTGCTTGCCGGAAGGCGGAGTGGTCACGGGCGCTCTATGGCTGCACCGACAGGCCATCTCAGGCTTGCGGGATTCGATGGGGCTCATGCGGCCTCGAACATGTCGCGGGCCTCGCGCTGCATTTCGGCGAGGTTCTTCTTAGCCTGGCGGAAATAGCTGGGCTTGAGCTCGATCCCTAAACCGAGGCGCCCCATGCGCGCAGCGCAATAGACCTCGCTTCCGATGCCGAGGAACGGCGTCAGAACAGTGTCGCCGGGGTTGCTCCATAGGTCGATGCAGCGCTCGATCACGTCGAGTTGAAGCGGCGAGATATGCTGCTCGTCTTTGTCGTCCCTGCCGCCGCGATATTGGAGCGTGCGGGTCTGATTTATGTCGGTCCAGACCGGTGAGGCGTAGCGCTGCCAAACCTCGATGCTGTACCAATTCCGGCTATCGTCCGGGCGCGTGAACTTGGCCGGATCAGGACCAGTGCCGTCGCCAATATATTGATCGAAACAGCCCGCGATGGGCTCCGGATTTTCACCCGGCTTACGGAAGGTCACCACATAGTCGGCGAGGCCTTGTCCGCTGAGGGCGCTATCCTTCACTACCTGCTTGTGCAGCAGGCGGATATTCTTGGTCCGCTGCTGGGCTACGACCGGGTCTTTCCAGATGCAGACCTCGCTATGGAAAATCCAGCCAGCATCCTCGTAGGCGCGCACTACTTCTCCACGGAAGTCGCGCATGCCGATATGTCCGTTCCGGATTTTGGAGGTCGGCAGCTGCATTACGTGGACCGAGTGGAGGCGCCCCGGCTTCGTCACGCGAAGCAGCTCTTGGATCAGGAAGGCGTAATGTTCCCAGAACTTGGAGCCCTCATTGTTCGATATGTCGCGATCGAAATTCGAGAACTTATAAAGCCCCTCGAAAGGAGGCGAATGGATGCCGAACCCAATGCTGTTGCCCGGGATCGCGCGAATAATCTCGCAGGAGTCGCCCTGATAAATGGCGTATTGTTCGGTGATGATCTGATCGACGGCACAGATGGTCATGCTTGCTCCAGCCAGTTCGGGAGGGTGATCGGGAGAGTGGGCGCGTAGACAGGCGTGTCGCGGACGGATCCGCGCACGGCCGCGCTCGATAGATCGGACATGTGCAGAACCATGGCGGCAGCCATGCGGTCAGCATCGGCTTCCTTGCGCCTGATGTTCGCGACCGTGGCCCCCTCGATTTCGGAGGCGATGATGTGGCAGTCGACCGGCTTGCTCTGTCCAAACCGCCAGAAGCGCCGGATCGCCTGGTAGAATTGCTCGAAGCTATCATTCAGACCGACGAAGCCGGTCGCGCTGCAATGCTGCCAGTTCATCCCGAAGCCACAGATTGACGGCTTGGTCACAAGCACGCGGATGCGGCCTTCGCTGAAATCGATCAGCTTCCGCTCTTTGTCGTCCTCGCTGTCCGATCCGCGGACCTCGACAGCGTCGGAAATGCCGGCCGCAAGCGCCTCGCTTTCAGCGTTGAGGTTGCACCACCATACGAATGGGCCGGTGGTGGGGGTGACCTCGATCGCCTTGCCAACACGATCAGCTACCGTTGCGCGCCGCGCCGACACGCGCTCGGCAAGCGAAGCGGCCTGCATCGGAAAGAGCGTGCCGGTTTCCATGTTCGGGGCATATTCGACCCCGACGACATGCTGATGGTAGCGGAGGGGCGGAAGGTCGTAGCCGTCGTCGGCGTAGCCCAGGTCAGACGGCTTGCGGAGCATGACAGCCCAAGATGCCATCCACCGCCAGAAGTCGTTCTCGGCGTGGCCCTTGAGGCGCCACTTTTGCGTGTCCCCGCCATCGTGCGCGAAGAAGGTCGCCAGCATATCCGTGTAGGACATGATCCCCAGGAACTCGGCATGATTGCCAAGCTCCATGAAATCATTTGGGGCCGGGGTGGCCGTCGCGGCGAGGCGGAATGGGATCGCTTGGCAAGCCTCTATCAGGCGCGTGCGATAATGCCCGTCGGTGGATTTGAGGATGCTGCTCTCATCGAGGATCACGCCCCCGAAGCGACAGAGCTCGAACTTGTCGAGCTTCTGGTAATTGGTGATGTTGATGCCAGGGCCGCAGTCTTCCTCGGTCGTCACCTGCCGCGCGCTAATCCCGAACTTGGCCGCTTCGCGCACCAGCTGCGCTGAGACGGCCAGCGGAGCAAGGTGGAGGATCGGCGCGCCTGTGGCGGCATTTACCGCCTGCGCCCACGCCAGCTCCATCAGGCTTTTGCCTAATCCCGTGCCGGCGAACAAGGCAGCGCGGCCGCGCCGAAGCGCCCACCGCGTGATGTCGGCTTGGTGGGGGAACATAGCCGAAGGCAGGTCAACGGCCGCGTCGATCCCGGTCGGCGGATCAATGATCGCCTTCGCCGCGAGAAACGACGCGTAGGATGCATGCGCGCTCACAGCGTCATGGTCCGTTCGAAGCCGTGGCGCTCAGCCAGGGCGATCATGTCCGCCTCCGGCAGGCGTCGGCCGTTGACGACCCAGACATCGATGGGTGCAAGCCGGTCTATCGTGCGGGCGCGGAAGACAGGGCCGCGGCGCTGCAGATGGGCAACAGCGCGACCGACTAGGCTGTCGTCGCGCGCCGGCGTGGCGCCGGGCCGCGGGCCGAACAGGGCGAATGGTTTGACCGGCTTCCGCTTCGGCTTTGGCGTCCGGTTCCCAACGGTGGATCCGTTCGGGTAAATGCGCACCCGGGGCTTGAGCCCGAACATGGCATACCAGCTGCGGATGACCTCGCGGCCGGCGCGGAAGCGGTGCCGCGCTTCCTCGATGCAGAGCGATTCCGCGACCTGCTCGAACTCGGGCGGCGGTCCCTCGCGCTTCGCCAGCTTGCGGCCTGCCGGGATGCTGAACCGGATGCGGGCTGCGGCCACCACGCTCTGGCGCACGCCCATCAGCTCCCCGACCTCGCGGTCGTTGTATTTCGCTGCCGCCAGGTCGCGGAGCAGGCTGATCGCCTTATCGTCCCAGCGCAGCGCCGTGCGGCCGCGGCTGTCCTTGAAGAAGGTCAACTCCTTCGCCCGATCGGCGACACGCACGTTTCCCATCGCGGAATCGAAGGAGTCCGCGCCCATGTGGACGGTCATAGTCTTCTCACTGTATTCGGATCGGCCCCGCGCCGTCCGGGATGTCGTTATCCGTCCGTGACCGCGCTCTGGGCCTGGGCGATGAACTCGCGGGTGCGGCGCTTGAGGCGCGCAGTCTCCGCGTGATTGATGATGCCGTCGGCGCGAGCCTCGCAGATCTCACCGGCGAGGCCGCAGGCGCCCGCGGCGACCGCGTCCCAGTTGGTGTCCTCGGCCTCGATGTCGACCAGGCGGCAGCCGCCCGGCTCCGAAAGCATGTTGATTGCCTCGGCCGGCAGGAAGCGCCGAAGCCGCAGGACGACGTGAAACGGGATGGCGGCACCCGCTGCATATTCACGCAGCGACGATTCCGGGATGTGTGAGGCACGAACCAGCGCCGCGCGCGTCGTGTACAGGCCCTGCCCGACGAACATCGAGAACATGGCAACCTGCCGCTCCGCGACATCCCGCGCGAGTGAGCTTTCGTCAGACATGATGTCGCGCCCCCGAAACGATATTAGAATTGGCATGAGCGCCACCGCCCATATGCTTCATCAGGCACCCCACACGGTCGCAGGACCGGGCGCATGGGTGCGCGGGATCGATCCCGCAGCCGGGGCAGCGCGCGATCCGCAGCGGCACCCGCACGACGGCGGCACCAAGCGGAAGGTTGAGCCACGGCTGGGCGAAGGCGAGCGCCGTCACGCGCAAACCTCATGTGATAGGACGCCCGCGCCGGGAGGCTTAGACCGCAGCGCGGGCACATCGGACACCTGGGGGAGGATGTCGCGATGTTCGATGTGAGCGATAGCCGGCGCCTCGTGGCGCTCAAGCTCGCAGGATTGGCAGGCGCAACCGGGCGTCATGCGGCATGCCGCTCAAGCTTGGCGGCCGCAGCTGCGGCGAGCTCGTCAAGCGTGGCGATCCCAGCGGCGCGGATGCTCTCCCAATGCTCGGCCGGGATGCTGTCGCGTTGCCTCCAGGATCGTGCGGTATGCACCGAAACGCCGCGCTCAGCGGCGAACCTACCCAAATCGGGTATGGCGGCTACGACTTCTGAGTGTGTCCTCATGCCCCCAATGATGCACAATGCACTACGTTGACGCAAGTGCCTTTTGCATCAACACTTGCTCTAGCGCCTATTGGCATGGGCACGGGAGATATGGGGGCGGCTAGCGACAGGCTGCGTCACGCGCGCGAGCGCGCAGGCTATTCGTCCGCGAAGAACGCGGCGGAGGCGATGGGCGTCCCTGTGGCCACCTATATCCAGCACGAGAACGGAATTCGCGGCTTCCCGCCGTCACGGGCGCAGCGATACGCGCGCTTCTTCCGGGTCAGTCCGGAATGGTTGCTCTATGGAACAAGCGAGGGCGGGCCGTTTCTAGCCTTAGGTCCTCAGCTCTACGTCAAAGGCGAGGTCGCGGCTGGCGTCTGGACAGAAGCTTGGGAATTTGAACAAGATGAGTGGGAATTCTTTACCGGAAGGCCCGACATAGCTGCACCCGTGAGAGAACGATTCGGCTTGCGCGTCGTCGGCGAGAGCATGAACATGCTCTATCCGCCTGGGACCATCTTGGAGTGCGTCTCCTATCGGCATGACGCGCCCATAGCGAATGGCAAGCGGGTGATCGTCCAGCGCATGCGTGCCGACAACACGCACGAGACGACCGTGAAGGAGTACCTCAAGGACGAGGACGGGATCGAATGGTTCGTTCCCCGCTCAACACACCCCGCATTCCAGGCACCGATTCGCGCCGATCAGCCTGATCCGGACGTAGTGCATATCGAGGTCATCGGCATCGTGGTGGGGTCTTACAGACCGGAATAGCCGAAAATATTCCGCGCTGATGCAAAATGCACTTGCGCACCTGTGATGCATAGTGCATCAATCGTCCCCATCGAATTGACGGGGACGCACAATGGCGACAGCCGCGAAATTGGTGGAACTGGACTGCACGGGGGCTGCGCTCGCACGCGCCTACCGTGACGACCTCCGCGCAGAAACTGAGGCCCGCCGGGTCGTCACTGCAGCTCAGCATGAGCTGACCCTCGCGATCCAGCGGCGCAGCGTATCGGAGAACGCCTACCGGGCGCACTCCGGGGCGGTGCGGATATGAGCGCCGTGCGAAATCCGGCGGCGTTCCCGCGCACGGCTCACCCACTGGCGCGCATTCCAGGAAATGATGGGATGACTCTCCGCGACTGGTTTGCGGGTCAGATTGTGGCTAGCCTGCTCGGGGCCGCGTTTTCCGGAACTGGCCACATTCGCGCGACGGAGGTCGCGGAGAGGGCGTACCAAATCGCCGACGCGATGCTCGACGAAAGGGGGCGCGCATGAGCGTCCTCGCCACAATCCCGACCCGTCGCCAGCTTGAGCGCGAAGCCCTCCACGACGCCCTCCTTGCCGCTGATATGCGGGAAGAGGCGGGGGCCGAAGTCTTCGGGGCGCAGGTCCGCCGCGTGTTCCGCTGGGCGAATGTGTTCGGCTTCGCTGGGATGCCGCTGATCTGCGGCTGCGGCTACCTGCTGATCAATTCGTTGTGGCCGGTCCAATGACCCGGCGACGCTGGCTCTCGATTCACGACCTCCCGCGCGACCAGCGCGTCAACCGCGTCCTTGAGGTCAAGGACATGCAGGGGAGGGAGGCGCTTGCCTACTGGACCGGACAGATCTGGGCGAAGGCCCCTGTCCGCAAAGTGGCGAAAGCGCTCAACTGGGGTCACCGGCCTGACTACTGGCGAGAGCAGATCAGCCCTGAGGAGGCAGTAGAGAAGCTGACCAAGGCTCAGCGGCGGGTGATGCTGTGCCTGCGTCCCAGCACCTTCGGGTATGAGTGGCCCGGCGCACCCATAACGTCGCTGGATTCCTGCGTCGCACTTTGGCGGCGCGACTTCCTTGAAAGCAACGACATCGGCGGAATGGCCGCCACGTTCTCCGGCCGCACCCTTCGCGTGCGACTGAACGACCGTGGCCGCGAGCTGCTGATGCATGTCCAGAAGGGGCGGCAATGACTTTCCTTCATACTCACCAGATCCTGGCCGCGCAGACGCACCGCCGCACGATCGATCCGATGAGCCTTGGGCGCCGCACGCGCCCCTTCGTGATTGAGCGCGCCTCCCTTGCCTCGGACGCTTCGCCAGCGTCGCCTCCATCCCCTAGCGCCGCGGTCGTCGAGGCCCGCCGCGGTGCGCGCACGCGAAAGGCGAAGGGCTGATGCGCATCGATGTAAGCCCCCGCCACAAGAATGCCGGCCGTCCCGCGTGGAAGGTTGCCGAGGCATTCAAGCAGTGGGAGCGCGGCCGGAAGTGCGTCTGCGGGGGGTCAAATCCGGGATGCTTCGGCCCAATCCAGACGGCTCACGTTCCTTTCCCCGGAGAAAAAGGCATCGCCTCCAAGGTCGCGGATCGCCATTGCCTTCCCCTCTCTGTGGGCTGTCATAAGCTCCAACATGACATTGGCTGGCCTGAATATTCGCGCCTCTACATGAAGGGTCGCGACCCTGCAGCGCTCTCGGACCAGTATTGGAACGAGTGGCCGGGGCGGGCGAAGTGGGAGCAGCGCAACGAAGGTGGGGTCCGCCGATGAGCCGCCATCTTACCCCGACCGCTTACGCCGAAGAGGCATACGAAGCGGCCCAGAACCGGCGCGCCGACCGCGCGATGAAGAAGGGGCCTGCGGGCATCCCGATTCCGCCGCGGCGTCAGGTCTATCGGAAGACGGTGGACGGCAAGCTGCTCATGCAGATCCGGACCTTGGCGTTCGCCTCATGGCGAAGCTCGATCCTGACCCATGACCGCTTCGGAGAGGTCGCGGCGAGCCTGCGCGCGGACTTGCTTCGCCGGTTCCCGGTCGAGGACATGAAAGTGCTGGTGCGCTACGGGAAGGCTCAGGGGCGCGAGCGGGTCACCGTCGAGATATTGGCGGGTGATTACGAGCCGTCGCAGACAGTTGGGCTGCCGGCGATCACCCTGACGCCAGACCTCCCGTTGTTCCATGTCGACCTGGGCGGGCGGGGCGCGTCGACCGGAGCGCCGGTGCCCTCCGACACCGTACCCTTCTTCCGAGACATTGTGCGCGTCCGTCGCGAGCAAAAGCGCTCGTTCGAGCCCGCGCTCCATTGGACCGGAGTCTTCTTCGTCGAGAACAAGCGCTGGCCTCGGTGGGAAGACATCGAGGACCAGTTTCCCCTGATCGGGGAATGGATGGAGGGCCAGCGCAATGCCTAGCGCCGCCTACTTCCGCGCGCTCCGTAAGCTCGCGATTGCGAACCTGAGAAGGGGGAATAGCTGTGGCTGACGCTTACGTCTTCCGCGGTGATTTCCGCATCATCAAGCTCGACGGCATGTTCCACGTCGTGTTCCGGCCGGACAGCGATCCCGAGTGGTTTCGGATCGTTGCGAGCTTCTACACTTACGAGCGTGCGTGGCTCTATTGCGACCTGGAGCGCGTCACCAGCTTTGACGGTGACAGCAGTACGACGGACGAGGTGAAAGCTGGGACGCGCGAAGCGCCCCTCTTTGAAATGCCCGATCCGCAAGCTGAGTTCGATCCGGCAGGTATGGCGCGCAATATTATGCCCGAGGCGGACGCGGCTGTCCCACCGATCCCACCCGAAGCGCGGGCTGAGGTTGTCGACGAGCAGCCGGAGGACGACGAAATCCCGAAGGATTACGACGCCCGCATGTTTGGGCAAGGCGTCCGAAAAATGCAGTCGTTCGATGAGCGAGTAGCTGCAGATATTGCGCGCGCCGCTGACGCAACAGAGGCGCCGAGCGGCCCAGCCGATGATAAGTCCCCGCAGGTCGACCTGACGGAGCGCGAAGCCGCCGTGCTGCGAGTGCTTACCGAGCGCTCCAACTATATGGGGCTCGCAGGGATCAGCCTGGCCGAGATCGCGGCCGCTTCCCGAGCCCCGCTGGGAAGCATGTCGTTCCTGCTAGAGAGCCTCGAAGACTACGGCCTCATCACCAAGGTCGAAGTAGGCCGGCAGGGACGCAGCTCGATTTATCGCGTCGAATCTAAGGCGAGGGCTGCGGCATGACCGAAGAGCTTAAACCGATGATGGTCCACTGTGCCGACTGCGGACACAGTTGGGCCGCCGCCTTTTTCCCGATGGAACTCGCCAAGTTCGCCAGGATCGCCAAGGCCAACAGCAGGTGCTGCGCACGCTGCGGGGCTGGGGCAAAGAGGATCATGTGCGGAAACGGCCTTGAGCAGGAGCAGCCCGCATGAGCCCCCTTTCGCCGAGCGCGGTCGAACAGAGGACGCGGGAATTGCTGGCGGCAATGCTCAAGGCGCAAAAGGTCTCGCCCTATCGCGGCTGGAGCATGACTGACTTGAACCGTGCTGCCGATGCGGCCCGGGAATTTCTCGGCCTGCCATCAATCCGCGACCTCAATCCCGATATAGCGAAAATGCAGGATGCAGCGGCTGCGAATGGGCCTGCCCTCCGCGCCGCCCTCTCTGTTCCCGAAGTGGCCCAGGGGGAGGCGGCACCGATCGACATGATCCTGTTCTGCCCGGAATGCGGGGAGCAGCATGTGGACGAGGAAGAGCATGTGTTGGCGTGGACGGGTGGCTCCGTTCCTGAGCCATCACATGATGAGGTCGTCTGGGACAATCCTCCCCACCGCTCGCACCTGTGCCATAATTGCGGGTGCATCTGGCGGCCAGCCGATGTCGCAACCAATGGCGTAGCGAAGATCGGCACGGTCGGTTCCGCTGATACTTGGTCTGCCATCCTCGCGCCCGCTGCCGCCGCCCAACCCTCTGTACGGTCTCAAGCGGTAGAGGAATGCGCGAAGGTCGCTGAGGCTTTCCGCGACCCGAACGACATGGATACAGAGGAAGGCTTGCGCCTGAATGCTCAGGTCAGCGCCATCGTGTCCGCCATCCGCTCCCTGGGCTCTAATCGTGGCGGGGAGGGGAAATGAGCGGGCGTGTCCTAGACGAACTCGACGTGATGATGATCGAGTTGCAGGCGATTAGCGCCTGTTGCGAGCGACCTGACTTTGACGAGAGCCAGCCTCCCGCCAAGCAGATGACCGACGATGACTATCGCGCCGGCATCCGGAAGCATTTTGCAGAGGTCGCAGAATTCTCGGAAGATCTGGTCGATCCCCTGCTCGCGGAGGTGCGCGAGGAAATCCGGCTGCGCGAGCGGGTGCAGGGGTTTTGCGAGGCGATCATCATGGGGGTGATGGGACGATGACCCCCACCATGTCCAACGATAGCCAGGGAATACGCCCAATGGCCGATAGAGTGGAATTGGCGAGCCTCGCTGAAAGGTGTGAGGCGGCGACGGGGCCAGATCGCGAGTTGGACGCGGAAATCGCGGAGCACGCCTATGGCTGGAAACCGCACCGCATCCCTGCCGACTATGACGGTGAGAATGCCTGCGATGTTCTAACGCCTGACGGTGGACCCTTCATGTGCGACGGAAGGCCATGGGTCTATCCGCCGAAGGGCAAAGTTCACCGCGCCTACCATTGCGCGCAATACACGCGCGACGCGACCGACAGCGCCATTCCGCGAAATTACGTGCGGATGCAGACAGCCGCTGCTCTCAGAGCGCTCGCCGCCCTCCGCTCCCAAACGGTGGAGGATGGCCGTGGGTGATATGGACCTGGAAGGGCTGAAAAAGCTGCTGGCGGAAGCGACGCCGGGACCATGGGAATTTACGCTCGACGGCGAATGGCCTATGATCCTCTCGTCGGCACATGATGAGGACGGACACCGGATTCCGGTGATTGACCTGTTCCACGGCGGCTATGAATATCCTGGCTTTCCGCTCGCAACCAATGGTCAGCTAGTCTCAGCGGCTGTATCGGCTCTCCCCGCCCTAATCGAGCGCGTAGAAAGGCTGGAAGAGGGCCTGCGACAGATCGGAGAAGGCGATGAGCCGCGTCCGGTTGGCGCGCGCTGGCGGGACGACGGCCGCCCGAGCAAGAACGACCAATGCACACATGGCATCTGGATGTATGAGACGTGTGGCAACTGCATCGCTGAGTTCGCCCGCTCCATCCTTTCCTCCACCTCTAGTCCTGACAATGGGGGTGCCCGTGGCTGACCGGATCACCGTGGACATCGCGCTTCCCGAAAAGTGGAAGGTCAAGCATTTCTGGGCCGTTCGGCAGTGGCGCGCTTTCGGCGTCGTTCTGGCGTTCTCCCCGCGCGTGTTCTGCCTTGGCGTGGAATTGATCGCCGGCACCGCGAAGGGAATCGCCCTCTGCATCGGGCCCTTCTGTCTTGGTGGAGCGACCATTCGGCTTGCCCGCACTGACAATGGGGAGGGGTGATTATGGGCTACCTCTACAATCCGAACGGCTTCGCGACCGTGATGCACCTTGCCGAATATGATCGGCTTGGGGCGCAGATTGGCGCGCTGTGCGGCGAAACCGAATTCTCACGATCCTGCAATCTGCCGCTGGGCCAGCCAATTTGCTCACGGTGCCAGGAGATCGCGGCCGAAATCATGAAGGAGAAACCCGGTGCATAGCCTACCCGCGCCGCCGTTCACCGTGGAGACGCTTGCCGAGCGCTGGGGCTGCTCTGCCGGCGCCATCCGCAATCGGATCCGCAACGGCGAAATCCAGTGCTTCCGGATCGGCACGCTGATCCGCATCCCCGCCAACGAGGTCGAGAAGATCGAATGTCCGAATATAGTGTCCAGCGCTTCCGAGGCGGCTTCGCAATCGTCTGGTATGATGAGAGCGGCACCCGCCGCCGGCAGAAACTTGCCGCGAGCGATCGGGCAGGAGCGGAGGCGGAAGCACGCCAATCCTGGCGGCTAGGCGACACGTCACAGAAGACGTGCGGCTCAATCGTCACCGCCTACCACGCTGACCGCGAGGCGAATGGGATTCCGAGCCTCCAGCGCATGAAGGACGCTTGGAAGGCGATGCGCCCCTTCTGGGAAGGCGTCGCGCCCGAGGCGATCGACGAGGAGATGGCGAAGGCCTACGCTGCGCAGCGGCGCGCGGGCGATGCCACGATCCGCTACGAGCTTACGCACCTGGCGGTGGCGCTGCGTTGGGCTGACGCCAAGAAAATCATCGATCGCGCGCCGGTCATCTGGCGTCCCGCCGCGCCGGAGCGGCAAGAGCGACACCTTTCGCGCGACGACTTCAAGAAGCTGCTTGGCGGCACGGTAGCGCCGCACGCGCGGCTCTACATGCTACTCGGAATCTTCACTGCGGCGCGGCCGAGCGCGATCCTTGATCTAACATGGGATAGGATCGACTTCGAGCGGGGCACGGTCAACCTGAACCCTCCTGGGCGCAAGCAGACTGCGAAGCGCCGGCCGGTGGTCGCATTGAACGACCAGGCCATCGAGGCTCTGAAGCTGGCCTATGAGGCGCGGCAATGCGCCTACGTCATCGAGCGCGGCGCCAAGAAGGTCGCGAACATCAAAAAGGCCTTCCAAGCCGCCAGCGAGCGCAGCGGGGTCCGCGCGACTCCATACACCCTTCGCCACACCGCCGCGGTGTGGATGGCGGAGGCTGGCGTCCCGATGTCACAGATCGCGCAGTTCATGGGGCACGACGACAGCGCGACCACGGAAAAGCACTACGCCCGGTATAGCCCGGGCTTCCTCAAAGGGGCGGCGAATGCGTTGCGGATCGAATAGAGGTAGGTTCTGGCGAACCTCGCGGCTCTGTCTAAATGGACCCTTGCCGCTATGGTCGGGGAGAGAGGATTCGAACCTCCGGCCCCTGCCTCCCGAAGACGTTTCTCGTGGCCGCACACGAAGGCGCTCCCATGATTTCCGCTTATCCGCGAGGTGCATATAATGGCACCGAATGGTGAACGTTTGCGGAACGAACCTTTTTCGGACCCTTCGGCCCCTGTCCATGAGCGCGCGCTGACGACGCGAGGCGTTGCAGAGAGGTTCGGCGTAGCGAAATCGACTGTCCACGGCGCGATCAGCCGAGGCGAATTACCGCACTTCCGCATTGGCAAGTTGGTCCGCGTCCGGCCGTCTTCGATACCACGGTTTTTGGTCGATCGCTGGCGCGCAGAACAGGCGGTCGCGCGCGAATTTCCAACAGGCCCGCTCGTCTATTTCCTCGGTGGCGTTCCGGGTTTCGTGAAGATCGGATTCACCGCCGACCTTCAGGACCGCGTGCGACAGCTTCAACCCGGTTCACCGTTCCCGCTCGAGCTTCTGGCCCATGTGGCCGGCGCATCGTGGGCCGAAGAGCGCGCCTATCATCGGCGCTTCCACGCGCACCGGCACTATGGTGAGTGGTTCGCCCGCGCGCCCGAGATCGAAGCCGAGATCGAAAGGCTCGCCGCATGACCGCCCCCCGCATCCTGATCGGCTGCGAGAAATCGGGCCGTGTTCGTGACGCTTTCATAGCCCGCGGCTACAATGCGTGGAGCTGCGACATCGAGCCCAGCTGGACGCCGGGCCCGCACATCCAGGGCGACATCCGTGAGGTGATGCGCTGGGGCTGGGACGGCGCGATCTTCCACCCGGAATGCACGAAGCTGACCGTCGCCGCGGCGTGGTGCATGTACCATCCGGACGACAAGGATCTGCCCTATGAGCAGAGGCGCCCGCACCCGCGCTATCCGGAACGCCGACGCGAGCAGGACGAGGCGGCCGACTTCTTCATGGCCTGCATCAACGCGCCGATCCCGCTGATCGCCGTCGAGAACAGCGTGGGCGTGATGAGCAGCCGGTACCGGTCGCCTGACCAGATCGTGCAGCCTTACGAGTTCGGCGAGGACGCCAGCAAGAAGACCTGCCTGTGGCTCAAGGGGCTGCCGAAGCTGCCGATCGACCCCGCGGCGCGCTTCCCTGGCCGCATGGTGCCGCACCCGACGCGCGAGGGGCAATTCCTGGAGCGGTGGGCGAACCAGACCGACAGCGGGCAGAATCGACTTACCCCGTCCGACGATCGATCGGCGAAGCGCGCGGAGACGTACCCCGGCATCGCGAACGCCATGGCAGAGACCTGGGGCCCGGTGATCGCCGGCGAATTGAGGCTCGCCGCATGACCGCGCCCCCCTGCACCCCGCTGATAAGCCGTCCCTGTAGTTCCGC